CATCAAAAATAGTGACCTCTGTAAATGGTGTAAAACCATCCACATTGGCCACTTTTATAACTGTCTCGCCTATTGTCACCGCCTCAATAATATCCGTTAAGGCTTTGTCTAAACTGATTTTATTTGAGCTGCCATCAAGTGTATCAGCAAATGTCCCACTGTTACCTGGCACACGGCCATCCAACTCCATCTGAATCTGCATACGTCTGATGGTTGCTTTGAGCTCTACAATATAATCGTGAGCTAAAAAGATACCTTCATCCATATGATTTAATCGCTTCGCATTCACACGTGTTCCGTTTTCCAGATGCTCATATTCCGGTTGGCCAGAAATAGGGTTGTAAATGATCTGATTATTTTCATCCCTTTGTGGAATCAACTTGCCGTCAGGACCGATCTTCCAAATACGGTCCTTCCACTTTAACAATTCGTATTTATTGGAGACTACTAAACTCATACCTGCAGCTCTCCTTTCAATGTGACAGATAGAGTAAATACAATCATTAAACCTTCCTCGCTTGGTTCTATTGAAGTAGTATATTGATCTAATTCAATACCTTGCGCATCAACTAGCTTTGCTGTTGTTACTTTACCGTGACCATTTTCTAAGTAAACATAGGTTTTTACAGTATCTTTTACAATTTCTTGCGAATGAAAAGATACAACACTATCTTGTCCATCTACTGTAACTACTGCTTGTTTGGCCATTTCTTTTAAAAATTGTAATGTACGATCAATGACAATCTTCGTTACCATAAATCTACCACCTCATTTGTATAAATTTCCCCACATACCGGCAGATAGACTGGATACGTGTAATTATCTGACTTCATTTCAAGAGCTTTATCAGTAGCTGCGCCAGGTACACCTTCACATTGAAACGTCCCACATATCGGTAAATAAATAGGATAGTGATATTGATCAGCTTCTAGTTCGATATATTGTGTCTGCGGCATTTTTATTGCGATGTATTCAAGCCAAGATCGTTTATTTTTTGTTGCTTCTACTAATTCACGTAATCGTTTCATATCTTTACTTGCGATAAAAGGTTCATCCACTTCAATTTTAAAGCGATATTTATGACCATCGTATTCGAACCATTCGTATACATTAGCATTTGGGTAAACAATAGAAACAACACGCTCTACTGCCCAGCGCGTACCCTTTTGGCGATGCCAGCTGATTGATGATTTAATGAGCTCACGTTTTTGTTCTACTGTTAATTGATTATCATAAAAATCAACATGCTTTTCATATGCCATTACATCTAGTAAAGGTTCTGGTAATTTATCGATATTAGTTAAATCATAGAGCAAATCAGCCTCGTCATAGGCTTCTTTAAGTTGAATCACGAGCGCTTCAAACATAGCGACTAATACAGGATCTTGTGACAAGCTATATGGCAACAATTTTTTATACATATTCATGTCAATCATCTGCTAATCCTCGTAAAGTTAATGATGTAAGTGTTGGATGTGCAATTTCTGATTTCCCAATTTCTATAAACATTTCAGAATTGACTGCTACACGTGAAGCTCCTGCTCTTTTTAAACGCGCTATTAATTCTGACATGTCTACATCACGACCCATTTTCTCGCGTTGCCATACCAGGTAATCGTGGAATGCTGTATTCACCTGTCCCTCAATTATTGTTGATATTGTCGCATTCTTACGCGAAATCCAATATTCCACAACCGACTCATAACCAATAACAGTTGGTGCTCCAACTGTAACCTTATCTGTGAGAGGGCGTATTTTTTTATATGAAACTGTTTCTTCCACCAATTTTATTTCTTCATCTGTTGGTAGTCGGCCATCTCTCATAAGGATTCTTATATCAATTTCACCCTCAAGTGGTGTGTCAGCTGAGGCATCAACAATTTCCTGACTAGCAGATTTTGCCCAATAGATATAGGCAAGCTCTGAACCTGCAGTAGAAAACTGTTCTGGTGCTAAGTGAATACGTTCAGCATAAGCATCATCTGACTCTTCTTCTACTCCATCACTTGAAATGGTAGTGTTTTGAACAGATTTTACGTATGCAATTGGTTCAACAAATGTAGCTATTTCGCCTGGTAAAAAGTCGTTTCCGGCAACTCCCAACTCGATACATGTTGCTCCGACTGTTGCTATTGTTTCCCCTATCGGAATTACCACATCTTCATCTAATGCGAAAAATGGTTCTTCACCTACCAATGAGCCTGCAGGGATGATAACAGTTCCTGGTCTATCTTCTTCTAAAATGATAGCCATTGTTGTTACAGCTGCTTTTGCGCCTAACTTTTCAGTCGACATTTCAAAGCCCATATGTAACAACGTATCATCCTCCGCATATGCCAGACGATTTTGCTTCAACTTATGATCTAAACGGTTTCGCTCCATCGATACAAAAGGAACTAACGCTTGCAGGAATTTTCTTCTTGGATCGGCTCGTTGAAGTGACAAACCTGTTTGGTTTTCCACATGCAAAAGCATTTCTCGTTCGATTAGTTCAGGATCCTTTTCAAAAAAGTTTAAGTCTGGTAAATTAAATCGATTTGTCATTTATACTCACCTTCACTCTTGGTACTAATTTTCCTTCAAGTCCATCCCCCTGAACATCTACTGATAATACAGTTGCCCTTGGCTCAAAATTCCCGATAGCCTCTGTTACATTGTGTACATATTTTGCTTTTCGAATTTGAATCGGTTCATCAATCCCTGCGTCCAAACCAAATACACGATCTAAAGGGCAGCTCATAATAGGTGTGGCTAAAATAAAAGCGACATTCTGTAGAATCTCGTCTACTCCTGTCGCACCGAATTTTATATTTTTCATTGGTTCTACTTCATACAACACATATCACCCTTTCTTAAAAGTCGAATAAGCATCGTTAGCGCTAATATATTTACCACCGCCCAATGAATACCATCCATCTTTTTCGCCATAAACTGTTAGTTTGTCACCTTTCATAGCATAGCCTATAACCTTATTATTAACACCCGGACCACCTCGTATATGAACTGACTTCACAGATATAGTCATGGTTCCAGTTGTTTTTTTAGATGTTGAAGTCGCATTGTTTTTTTGATTTGAAGAAACTGTTTTCTTGGTTGAAACACTAGCAGGCTGTTTTGGGTATTCCTTTATATCCAAATCCACTTCGATCAACAATACATTCCCACGAGGATCAATATTCCGATGCTTCTCATGAATATTTGTAATGACAAAATAATTTGTAGAAATAGGGATATTACCACGAATGAATAGGCTCTTTCTTCCACTGAGGCTAAAATTGCGTAATCTTGATAACTGTTTCCCAGGATTTATACCCA